AGTTACAGAGCCTAGAACAAAGAACAATCCAGGCATTAGATCACTCATGTTACAGCCTAACATACCATTGCAATAATCATTAATAACAGAATTAGCTATCTGAATGCTACTCACAGGTATTTCCAGCATAGGCTGGTCCACGTCAATATCTTTCCACCAACTGGAGCTTCCAACCTTTAGAATAGCTGGATTATCGACAGAACCAGCACCAATATGGAAATGACCTGGTTCAATAGTGTGTTTGATCTCAGTTACTTCTTTTGGAAATATTGAAACGATCGTACATATATCCATCGGATTTTTCTGAGATCTAATTAGACGTCTATTATTAAGATAGCTATTAGTAAACTCCATCTGAGTAGCACCAGCTCTCACAGGCAATCCAACTTCTTCAGGCATTTACTGAATCCTTTCACTTCCAGGAACAACAATTCCACTGCCATATGCTAAAGCGTCTGTAACAGGGCTCTCATTCCCAAATAATTGTTCTTCAACTTTCATCAATTCAGCTAATCTTTCCTCTTTGCTTACATTCTTATCTCTATACTTAGCAAATACCCCAGGACGGCCCATCTTTTCATACATAGATTCAATAACTAGTTTACATGCTTCAAAGAATGGTGGAAGATAATTACCTTGAGAATCCATAAAAACCCAAGCAGGTTCGTAGCTAACTTTCGTAGTCAAATCAGTCTCTCCAACTACAGGAACTAATCTTTCAAGTACATACTTTTCATGAATGTATTGCTTATATTTTGGCATCAATCTCACTTCAGGATTCAGCAACTCAAATCCTTCATCAGTGAATGATGTCCATCTCTTTTCATATTGATTTTCACTAAAAACTACTCTAAACTTTACGTCACCATTTAGTTCTGTGCCGAATTCATCTCTTAGTTTCTTATTAATACTTTCAATCGACTCTCGAAGCTCCATAAAACTAATCAAGCAGAGCAGGAATTGTCTGATAGGTTACTTGATAGTTAATAACACCAGCGGCCGTTCCTGGGTTAGTCGGAGCAATGCTAGTCACTAGATTCAAACTATTAGCTCCAACTACATAGTTATTATTTGTTGCTGCAAGTGGAACCAAGTTAATGATTACGTCGCTTGCGGCCTGAATGAATGTAGTTGTATTAACTAATCCAGTCAATGCGGCACCACCTCCACCAATATTAACCGTAGTATTTCCTCCTGCCGTATAAGCGGCCGTTAGGAAATCCATCGAAATAGTAGCACTCAATAAAACATTAACAGATTTGGCCGCTGCGGCCGGAACCATTATAACGCCATTAACGTGTCCAAGTGCTCCGGCCGTTGTTGCAATAATATTAGCAGAACTAATCTGTCCAGTAATAGTCTGCACAATAGCAGGGCTTATCTGATTTGATGCTAATCCAGTAGCCGCAAGAGTCTGTCTAGTCCAAACTGGAGATGCTAGAGTTCCTGTATTCTGGTATTCAATACCATTTACATAGTCAACTAGTCCTGCTCCTGGTCCTGCCTGTCCAGCATAAGTTCCTGAAGTTCCATTAGTGACCGGAAAAAGAGTTCCATTAATAGTCAGAAATGGAACATTGTTGTTCACCATTGCACGAAGCATTGCCCAGATATTAATTGGTGTAAAACTTCCAGGCCCAGGATCCATCGTTACTGTTGCCATTTTGTCTTCTCTCCTATTCTCCCATGCGTTAGCATGATCTCACTAAACGTGAGACAGAGAATGTTTGATTAAAGCGTCATTTTTCTCTTCTTGTTCTTTTATCTGTTCATCAGTTAATATATTTTGTGCAATATGAATATTACCATCAGGATGTTTGTAATTCGTTAGCCATACTCCGTTAACCTTTTCAGGCCAAATAGTCAAATTAGTCATATGTCCAACTGGACAATCAAGGTCACAAAATACCTTAAATCCTGCCTTTTTAACTCTATTAAAGAATCCTACATCATCACACCATTCATCTTGTTCTAATTCTCCTAGTCTAACATACGGACGTTCCATCTTCTCAAATACTCTCGTCGCAATTAAAACGCAGCCTAATCCGCAATTCACTCCTTCGACTAATCCGCTCAGCTCAGGAGTAAGAGACATGAATTTACACTTGCCGTTTTCATATGCTCTATCAAATAGTGCTGGTCTGTGAGGAAATGATCTCAACAGATATAACGCAGAAACAACATCTTTATCATGTTCAACTAGTTTAATCAACGTATCAGAAGGAGGAATCATATCATCGTCGAGCAATAAGATATGAGTGCAGTTATTTTCTATAGCTCTATCTATCAATAGATTTCTAGATTTAGCTGGTGATTGGCCATGAACTGTTGCTGTAAAGCAATTCTCTGGCCGCATCAAGCCTATAAACGATGGCAGAAACTCAGCTCGTCGAATATGTTCGCCTGTGCTGAGTCCAACTAAAATCTTTTTCTGTTTCATTTTATTTGTGCAGGCCAGATTTCTCCAGCCTGCACACTCCGCTAGCTCGTAGTTGAACTAACTAACAAATAATGTCCACCAGTTGTAGCAAATCCAGCATCAGTTAGTGGATTGAAAATAAACAAGTAAACTCTACTAGCTACTGTAGTTGTGGCTCCAACGATATTCCCACCAGTTGTAAAACCAGTAGTCGTTCCAGCCATAATAGCTAGCATATGCACTCCAGTAACAGGCGGAACAATAGTGCTAACGGCAGTATTACCAGTCAATACAGTTAGGAAGTTAGTTGGAGCAATAGTAGCCGCAGCAGTTACAGTTATTGGAGTAGGCTGTAGTCCTGATTGAACAGTTGACAGATTCTGAAAGAGTTGGTCACTCATTGTTTTCTATTCTCCTGCCTGAATTGTTAACCTAACTTTCTATCCGCCCTACAATCCAGGCAGATAAGTTGTAATTTTCTCCCCCGATTTTTACTAGTACGCTTAAACATAGTATTTTCTACAGTTTTAATATGGCCATTCCTACAAATAGTTTGTCTCTTAAACATAGCATCTGCAAAGAATGTCTTATGTTGTAATATTTCAGCTTTTCTTCTAGGAGATAAAAGTGTAAATATAGTTAATAGAAACTGACGGGCGTTTTGACCTGAAACTCCCCAGTGATAGCAATTGTCATTATGTGGCCTTATAGAACCAAACTTAAATATTTCTTGTAGCTTATGTAATACCCAAGGATCTTTTTGTACAACTAAAGCTTGGGTGCCGCTGAAATTACCTTCACCTTCGTAGATTGCAGCGGCCCAAGCTATTTCTCGAATAGTTACCATAAATGGTTCTTTTTAATCATTAAAAGAACTATTAGTATCCAGATGGAATCGCAAGGTTATCGATATATGCGCAGGCCGCAGGATTAAGAACGAATGTCTGGAATCCCACGACCATGTAAAATATATCCGCAGCAGCTACTCCGCCTGATGCTCCGCGAAGCTCAAAGATTCTACGACCGTCGGATGTATAAAATCCGATTGGAAGAATCTCAGCGCGGCCCCAAACAGAGCTAACAATAAAATCAATACGCTTTTTAGACCAGTTAAAGTGTTGCCGGATTGGTGCTCCAGCAAGCTGCATGTTATCACCAAAATATAAATTCAAAGATTCATCTTTAGGTGCTTTATGGATAATAGAAATTAGCTGACCAATCTCCTCATAAGCCTGAGCTTGACAAGGATGTGTCCAAGCCTGAGGATCAAAGTTATTATCAATACCAACTCTATTACCAATCTTATTGATTGCAAGCCTTGGCAATGGCAATGTTAGAGCTGACGCATTTCCATTAACTCGATTAGCTCGAATTTCAGGAGTTGTAGCTCTATCATAACCCAACCAAGTGCCTGTACTAGCATTACTATGATGATATGGAACACCATACAATCCAGGGAGTGCAGTAGGATTTGATAGACCATTAACTACGAGAACATCTGTAGCAACGGCTCCAGTAATTGAAGGAGTTACGTTAATAATTTTATTCTCAACATCCCAGAATGTAATAACACCGCTTCCTCTAAATATAGCTAGAGTAGTATCATAAACCTGGACTACCTGATCATAGCGCATTAGTCTAGCGCCAAATTCGGCATCCAATGTATATGTATCAACACCAGCCGCTGTGGCTACAACAGTAATAGTTCCTATTTGACCAGTTCCAGTACCCTGCAATTGAGCATCCAGTTGCCTTTTAATTTCAACTGTAGCACCAGCCGTTAATCTTCTAACAGCGTTGATTACTGATTTGCGTCTATCATCCGTACTCCACTGAGTCAGCTTGGTATATTCAATATTCTCTGAAAGAAATACAGGGCGTAGAACAGCTTTGTCCCAAGTAGGACCACCACCTCGACCCATATCTCCACCATCAGGATTGAAATATTGAAATCTTCCTCCAGGCCGCAATTCCATCGGGGCTCTCATTTCCCGATAGCTTACGACTTCAACATCTCGCTTCTTAATATTACCGAAGAATGTATCGTCAGATTCAAAGACTGTTGTTACCTTCGGAAGCACTCGTTCCAATTCAGTGCCAGCAACAACAGATTCAACAACTTGTCCAGGCATCTTTTTAATCCCTCATAAAGAAATCAGTTACGGATTCTCCTTTTTTCATCTCATTTTTACCTTGTGGCCGAGATGGTCTGCCAGTTGGAATTGTTTTCCTCTGCGGCCGAGGAGATTCTTCTTCGCTTTCGTCATCTGTTTCTTTATGACGAGGTTGCAGATCTTTCAAAGCTTCACTACGAGCTTTGAGTATTGCATTTTTAAGATTTCCTTTAGCCTTAGAAAGATAGAATGATTGAATCTTTCCAAGACTATCCTTCGAGAATTTACTGTTGAAGGCAGCTCGCCAAAGAGTGTCAAGATTCTTAACAACGCTTGAATCAGAAGCAATAGAATTAGATAAAATCCGCATCGCATCAGCAACGGCATTCTTTTTAACATAACTCGTCATGACTCCTTTAGGATCAATATAATCTGATATAGTCGCTCTAAGAGTGTTATCAACTTTTGTTTGAAGGTCATCCCTGGCACTCTCAAAGCGTTCTTTAACAAAATTCAATCTTTCTTGTTCTGCCTCGCTTTGCTCGGCATTTTTATCTTTCTCAACTCTATTCGACGGAGCAGTAAACTTGCTAGTCCCAAAAACGAATTGGTTGACGAGCAGAGCGGCCTGCTTCAAATCATCATTATTCGTGTCATTAGCTTCCTGAACCATTTCCATAATCAATCTTCTATTGAGATTGCCCACTACATGAAAATAAGCCTCTTTATCAACCTTCGCAAGAGTAGGAAGATAATCATCAACTATCGTATCAAATGCTTTCTTATCAGTTTCCTTTACTTCTTTAAGGATTTCTGCCGTATTTCCAGCTAGAAGTTGACTCTCGAAGCTGCTAAAGATCTCTGCTTTATCTGCTAATTCTCTTGCGTCATCAAATGAACCAAAGATTTCATTCCATTGCTTATCACGATACATCATCTTTTCGAGAAATGGATAGTCTTTAAATAACTCAGGATATTTCTTTAGGATTTCCTTCTTTCTAGGAGCAGTCTGAATATCCAGCTCGTCACTTCGTTCCTCGCTGAGATCTAACTTTTCAGTATCTTCTTCAGGCTCAGATAGTTCTAATTCGTCTTCGTCTTTTTCAGGAAGTTCTCTAGTTTCTTTATCTCCTTCTTTAGTTCTTTTAGAGTCATCATCCTCTTTAGCTTTAGATTCAGGCTTTTCATTATCTATCTCCTTGAAGAGATCATTAATATCATCGGCCGTTTTGGGCGTAGGAATCTTACTACTAATATTAGAATTACCCGATAGGACTTCTGTTGGCACCTTGTGCTCCAGTCTTTATTTTTTCCGGTTGCTTAGGCTTTGCAGGATTAGCACTACCCGGAGGTTCTCCAACTTTCTTTGTATCTGCTCCAATCGCCAGTTTCATCTGATCATCGTGTAGTTGTTGTGCTTGAGCTTGCTGCTGAATAACCTGCAAATGAGCTTTCATATGTAGCAGCACATTTTTATATCCATTAGGATTTTCTCTCTTCGCCAGCCTACCGGCTGAAGAGATTAGCCATGTTTTACAGATAGCAGCTTCAATCTGATGATTATCTACATCTGGATCTATCTCTACCGACGGTTTCTCTTGCGGCTGCTGCGCAGGTTGTCCTTGTTGTTGAGCTTGTTGGAATGCTTGTATTTCCTGCGGAGCAGGAGGTATTGGTGCGGCATTAATAAGTTCATTGATCTCTTCAAACTGCTTCTCTCTATCATCTTCACCTGGAATTCTAAATTCCGGAATCTTAATGATTTTAGCAATGTATGGAAGATTCTCTGGATCCATTAATGCCGCAGTGACCTCTTGATTATTTATCTGAAATAACTGCATAATCGAATCAGCTTGTTGCTCATCTGAGATTGGAAGTTTCTCATCTGGTTCTAATTCGATACTTCCAATGCGGCCATCAAGTTCAGCTTTTCTAATAAACACATTAATGAAGTTACCTTGTTCATCCTTCTCAACAACTCTCTCATCTTCATGTAAATTTTTGATGTACATCGGGATGACTTTCCCGAAGATCTTCTTCCACCAGATTGTCATCATTCGCCATGGAGTTTGTAATCTCTGCAATGCCATGCCTTTAGACATTGCATATTCACTAGCTGTTCTTGACGAGCCAGCGGCTTGATTTCCTCCAAATATGCTCGGAAGCGCTCCAGAAACGAATTGACCCATCTCCTGAATGATCTTATAGAATGCGAACACTTCCGGAGCTAATGAAGCTGTCTTCGACGAATAGAATGCCTCTCCTACACTCTTTGATGCTGATATTGGTTTTGTAGGAGTGATAGTACCTGGCATTGCTTCTATTTGCCGTTGAGCTGTGAAATTAACAACGGCCGGATCGGCCCATGTTTGACTAATGCCATGCTCAATAGTTTGCAATGTCAGAGAGATTAAATCATTAACAATGTCCTG